TTAGATTTGATATATGATGAAAATATATCTTTTGCTATTTGGTCATTATCATTATAAGTTTGTTGATTGAATGTTCTGGCAGTTGATGGTACTGCATTAGGATTATTTTTTTTAAATTCTTTTGCTTTTTCTATTGCTGCAGCAATTTCATTGATTGGTTTAGGTTGTGCTTCAGCAATAGCTAATTCTTTACCTAGTTCAATCATCATTTGATGAGCTTCTTGTGATGTTAGTTCATCTTGATTAAATGATTCTAACCATTCTTTTGTTGTTTCTTCCATTATATTTTGTGGTTTTTAAAAGTTTGTTATACTAATAAATATCACGATAATGGAAAAACCTGGTTGTTTTTTTAAAATATTTTAAAAAAAATTTGCAAATGTGGATTTTTAATAGTATAAACCCACATTTGCAAATTAAAAAAAGTATTATTTTTTATAATACATTATGTTTTTTTCTTAAAGCTATCTCTTTTGGAGATAATTTAGTATGTTTTTTTGATGCAATACCAACTTGTGGAACCCCAAATTCTTTTTGTAATTTTTTGATACTGGCTTTAACTATCTGTCCAACTCGTTGTTTGGTTATTCCAGTCATTGCAGCTAAATCAGTATCACTATAACCTTGATATTTGATTTCCAGAATATCTCTATGTTCTTTTTTTAATACTTTCATATAAGCTCTTAGAGGAACGATTTTTTCATCTTCGATATCTTCATCATATTCATTAGCAATCGTGCCAGAAATAGCTTGATAATCGTTTATAGTTCTATCCATTGATACTGTTGATATGTTGCTTGTAGATTTTTTCTTAGTAGGAACAAAAATGGTAGTACCACAACTTCGTTTATCATTGATATAATTTAACATAGCAAATTTTGTTGAATAAATTATGTAGTTAAAATATGAAGCACCACGGGATTCATCATATTTTTCTATACTTTCCCATAATGATATATAACCTTCTTGTGTTAGTTCATCTCTTATTGCTTCATCACATGTTATATAATAAGCCATTCTTCTAAAATAAGGAGTAAATATTTTAATTAGTTTTTCCAATGGATATTCACCATGTTTTATTTCTTTTATATTTATTTTTGTCATAATATTTTTTTATTAATTATACTATTATTTTTTGAATAAGTCAAATTGGCCCATGAGGGCCTTATTTTGATTTAATCATTATTTTTTGTAATTGTTTGATAGCTTTTTCTTTTTGTTGATATGCTGCTTGTCTAGATATTCCAAGATATTCTGCTATTTCTTTTATTTCTTTACCTTCGGAAATCATACTCATTATAGTTTGCCATTGTGGTTTCAATGTTGATATAGCCTGTTTAAGCAATGATGTATCTGTTTCAGTATATTCTTCATCATCATATGCTATCGTTGAATATAGGGAATCTCCTGACTCTTGAAAGGTATCATCAAGACTATAGATAGTATCCGTAGGTTGAGGTATTCTTTCTTTATTTTTTAATTGATTAACTGGTATTCTAACTATTCTTAGATTTTGGTTGAGATAATCAATCATTTCTTTTTTAACAAAGGTTATTACCCAAGATATGAACTTACCACCTTTCTCTGGTTGATATGTTGCTATTGCACGGTGTATTCCAATCTTTCCACATTGAATAAGGTCATCTTTATGTTGGTTATCAACATTCATTTTTAACATTATTTTATATATAAGGTTTTTATGTGATTTCCAAACTTCTTCGAAAGTTGGTATTGTTTCTGTTATTCCCGTTGATATGGTTTCTTTCATTGATTTTCGTTTATTATAAATATAATGAAAAAAAGAAAAGTTATCAAGTTGATATGGTTTTGTTAAAATATTTTATAATAAGTTTAATTAATCTTTTTCAAAAAGGTGCAATACCATAACATTATATAATTATAAACAAGAGATTGCACTTTTTTTTGTTTATTATTTTTTACTATTATTATTTTTATATTGTTACTTATAAAATAAATATAATTATATATTAAGCCTACGGCAATATGTTATGGTATTGCACCTTTTTATAAATATCCATCTCAACGTATAATGTTATGGTATTGCACCTTTTTATATTAATTGTAAGATAAATCAACATTTAATAAAAATATTTTAAAATGTAAAACACTGATAATCAACTAGAATCAATTTATTTTATAAAATAGTGCAGATATAACACTTTTCAAATTTTGCAAATAGTATTATAAATTACCTTTGTATTTTATATTGAGTTAGGGAGATAGATTAATATAGTAATATCTACCCATGTAGTCCAAAAAAAGACTATGTAGTCCAAAAAAAGACTATGTAGTCCAAAAAAAGACTATGTAGTCCAGTATATAAAAACCTAATATCAACTTATTTTTAAAATAATTTCATTTTTACTTTGTATTTTTACTTATTACTTCTTATGGTTATGGTTGGGTTATAGTTGGGTTATTATTGGGTTATGGTTGGGTTATTATTGGGTTACCTAATAATCAACTAAAATACAATATGTAAGAAATTTCAACATTTTATTAAAAATATTTTAACACGTAACTTAAAGTAAATCAATACTTTATAAAATATTTTAAAAATAATTTCATTTTTACTTGACTTTAGTAAAAAAAGTTAGTATATTTATATATAATTAAAATAAATATTATGAACAAGAGATACGAAATATATAAGAATGAAGAATACATCAACCAAGTAGATACAATGGTTGAAATGTATAAAATGTTAGGTATAACCAAACAATATTATAATAAATCATTAAAAGGTTTATTTATTTTTAAATTTAAAAATGATATTTATCAAATAAAAGATAAATTAAATTAAAATTTCCAGGTTTTTACTAAAAGTAATATATTTATTATTAAAGAGAAAACTTTTTAAAAAAACCCTAGTGCTGGGGAGTAATTACCCCAGCTCGTCTCTAGGTTAAGAGACAAAACATAATAGACGATAAAAACAAACAAAATGAAAACAAAAATTCAAAATAATTATTTTGATGCATTATTTTTTGCTAATGCAACTTCAACTGAAAAATTACCTTTTCACATTTCACCAGCAGAATTTAAATTACTAATTAAATTAGTTCATTACCACAATAACCAAATAAATATTACATGGACCTCAGAGAATATTAGTAAACATATTTCAATGTCAGTTGGTGTGATAGATAAATCAATTCAACGTCTTAAACAAAAAGGTTACGTTAATACTTCAACTTATAATACAGATACATATATTAAACATAGGACTATTTTTATTAACTGGAAAAAAATTGAAGAAGTTAATGAATTATATCTACAATCAATATCAAATCAATCACAGACTCAAAATAAAGCTCCAGAATCAAAGATAGTATCTCAACCTATACCAGAAATACATGTTGATGAGATAGTATCAGAAATCGAAGATAAAGAATCAATCAAATTAGTTACTGTAGATATTCCAGTACCAGTTATAGAAAATAAAATAGATTCAATTGACCTTAAAAATTTTAATATTGATAGATTAATTGAGTTTGATTCTAAATTTTTATATGAAAAATCTAAAGTACCAAGAAATAAATATTTTAATACATTATTAAATTTAAATAATGGGTTAATAACTTTTCAACAAATGATTGCTGAATGTAATGAAATCCTAATTAATGAACAAAATAAAAATAAAGAATTAGTATAGATAAAATCTATCAAAATAAATAAAATGATATTATTTTATTATATTGAGACTTTTAATAATTATCAAAATATTTATTATTAAAGAACAATAGATGTGACAATCTAATTCACCCAAGTTAGTGGTTTTTCTTGGGTGGCCCTAAAGGGTTAAACAAAACCACAAATAATAAAATACCAAAAACCACAAAAACAATGGAACAAATCCTAAAACAAAAAGACCTAACAGCTATTGAAAAACTTATCTTGATTGATATGCAGCTGTTTCCACAAATCCTTATCTATAACAAAATGTCAGCTGAGATTGCTGCTAGTATCGGTGTTAAACAAAAAGATATTAAAATAGCTTTGAACACCCTTGAAGAAAAAGGTGTAATAAAAACAAGTGTTGGTTATCGAACTCGTACAACACAATTAACCCAAGAGTTCAAAAAAATTATTAAAAATGACTAGAGAAGAAAAATTAATCTTCCTAAAACTAGATTTTATTATTAAATGAAATGTTATTTTAAAAAGTGGTTTACTAGTTTCCACAAAAAAGAAAGCCTCACAGAACGTGAGGCTTTTTTATTTTATTATTTTTCTACCTTTAATCCAACCTTCTTTTAAATAAGTTTCAATTTCATCTTTTTTTATTTTTTTATTTATATTGTCTTTTGTAATCCAACAAGTATCATATTGATTATTATTTTCACCTTTTTTTTTATCACTCATTTTTTGTCTACTTTCTTTACTATGTGTTTTTCCATACATCCCATTTTTATCTCCACTATTATCCTTAGCTTGATATTTACCATCTTTCCACATTTGTTTTACTAAATCTGAGTTTTTTTGTTTTTGTTCTTCATTATTTTCCCACCATTTTAATAAACCTTTAATTCTTGCTTTACCACCAGCTGTAACACATTTAGTCATATGTTCTTTATTACTAAAACCACCTTGACCACCTTCCTTAAGGTTCATACATTTTCCATCTGATATTAATTCTTTAGTAACAATTTCTTGTTCCCTAAGTATTAATTCTTCTCTTGTTTCAAAGAATTCTAATATTTCTTTGGTGTGGTTTTCAACACCATATTTTCTAATACTATATCTTAATATCTTTCCACTACCCATATAACCATCGTCCAATTTTGTAGTTGAATGCATACCGATATACCATCGTCCTGTTAAATTACACGTTGTTCTATACAAATAATGTATTGTTTTTTCTTTTCTTGCCATTGTCGTATATCTTTTTAATATAAATATACGACAAAGTACAAAAAAGTCAATGGTTGCAAGACCAAGAGTCGAACTTGGAGTGTCTGCTTATGAGACAGACGTGTTACCATTACACTATCTTGCTATATATTTTCTTCTTTATCAAAATTTATATTATTCTCATCAAACCATCCTTGGATAATAGAACAAAATTCGTAAGCCTCAATATCTTCGAAATTAGACTTTAATTCCAATAATCTATAAACCAATACCAAAGAATATAATTCGTTGCTTAAAAGCTCTCCAAATGCTTCACAACCCATATCTAATATATTATCAAGGTTATATTCACGATAATTTCTTTCTGTTGGTACCATTTTATATATTTTTAAAGTAATCAAATGTTATATAAGATAGTATTGCAATTACTATCCAATAAAAGATAGTAAAGTTGTTATTGTATCTTTCTTTTGCTTGCTCCTTGGTTTCAAGTTTGGTTTTAATATTCTTTTTTGTTAAAATAGAAGCTTTTAAGACACTATTATCTTGTTTAGTAGTCGTAACACCTTTTTTGATTTTTAAAGCCTCTATTCGAACATTTTGATACTTTTTACCATTTACTATAAACGGTAAACTTTCATTCATTGGGATATAGGTTTTTTTCCACATAAATGATGTATCAACTTCTTGAGTTTTTATATCATTCTTAACATCAATGGTTATATCTTGTTTAACAGATACCTCTTGTTTTATTTCTTCCGTTTTAGTTTTAACCTTTCTGGTGCTGCACCCTAGGATAAATAATGCTAGTATTATAAATATTTTTTTCATATTATATTTTATTTAATTGAAAATGCAACACTATATGGATGCAATTTCGAAGTGCATTCCATCGAGTCTTTTCCAAGTCCCACCCCAATTCATTCCAGCATCTGTGAAACATTTAACAAAACCTGGTGTTAATTTTGGTGTTTGGTTTAATTGATTTTCTGCTTGATTAACATCTACAGCAATTGCCCAAGAATGTAGGCTAAGAGAAGTTAGTGCTCTTTTAGTTCTAATCATAAATACCCCATCCCAAGTTTTTAATTCTTTTGTTAAGCCTCTGGCCATTAAATTTCTTAAAGCTTTTTCTAGGGCTGGTTGAAAGTCTTTATTCAAAAAGATTTTCTTTGGAAATCCTATTGTACCTAGAGCTGAGAATCTAACGTGTTTGAAAGCTTCTCTTATATCATTATCTACTATCCAAAGTTCGAAATGTTTATTTTGAGTTTCCAATAAATTTGGGTCTCCATATTTTTTTATGCATTGTGCTGATGTTACCATATTTTAAAACATTTATTTTTTGTTAGTCTTTTGGTTTAACATCAACATCAGCCAAGTCTTTTTTTATCTCAGTAGCTTTGCTAATCATTTCTTTTAGAATAACAAATAGACTACGGTTCCCTAATTTCATATTGTTCTCATTCAACGATACGAATTCTACCCAAACAAATGCTGCTGTGATTATTTTAGCCAATAATACTTTAACACCGAATATTGAACCATCAAAGATATTAACATCTATAGCAAAAGCAAATATGATAGCTAATAGATAGAAGAATAATTTGATTACTATATTGAATAGTTTATTGCTTCTGAACGTAGACCATCCACCTAATTTAACTGCAACCCAAACACCAGATATGGTATCGAATAGTACTGCAAGAAACATAGTAATTACCAACCCTTTGATTGGTGCCAATATGATTAATAAGCTAGCAAGACTAGCTAATAGAATTTCTTTCATTTTATGTGTATATAAATTATAGAACATTGTGTTTGTTATTAGATTAAATTATGAACATTCCTACCCCTTCGTTATAGTTATTACCAGTACTACAAGAATTTTTGATGGTTGAATCTTTATTTTCTGTTGATAAATAAGCTGGGTATAAGTCTTTATTTGCAATCAAGAAGTCTTTTATCTCTAATTCTTCTAAGATTGCTTTTTGAAGATATGAATCAGCAAGATAAGTTACCTCTTTCAACTCAAGACTCTCAGCATTATCATCATTTTGTTTTTGATAACCTTTATTTTTTAGTTGATAGGTAAGTGTAGTACCAGCTTCTGATTTAAGTCTCCAAGCAATTGCAAACTGTATCTTCTCAACAAGTAATATTTCATCTGCTGAAAGAGTTTGTGCATTGTATTTAACCAATAAATCATTGAAGAAATACGACCCGATTTGTTTTTTAATAAAAGATTTAGCACAACCTTGGATAAGACCAGTATATTCTGCTGCATCTATGTTACCATTCATTATACCATTTCCTTTTAAAAATGCTTCTGTGATGAAAAAAATGTTTGCCATTATAATATTTGTGTTTTATCAACTATTACTTCGCTTACGATTTGGTAGTTGTTTATTGTTATTGTTGCAGTAACACCAGCAATGAAAAGTAATTCATCACCGATTTCGGTTACCATTTCTCTTATTGGCATAACCACATTTTTCTCGAAGATTTGATATGATTGTTGTAATTCATTACCAGAACCTAATTTACCTGATACTCTAATACCCATAAGTAATGGGTCTATTTGATGAGCTCTAGATATGTTAGCATCGATTCTTTCATCGGTTTGTGTAAATAATTTATCATTGTTGTTTTGTGGTAAAGCTTCGATAACAGGTAATTGTTCAAGTGTTTGACCAACAAAAGTCATAATACGACCAGCTTCTGGTGCACCCTTGGCTTTGTTGATAGTATCGTGGAACAATTGTGCTTCAGCTTCACTACCGAATTTCTTAGCTAATTTAATAACAAAAGATGGAAAAATACTATTGATAATATTTGACTTATGCAAATAAGAAGATTCACCATCAACATAACACCAGTTAAGTGCAGAACAATATCCAGGTATAGGATATATATCTTGACCACCATCACCATCAATTTCATAATAATAAATTGATTTACATTTAACACCAGCTGAATAAGCTGGATAGGTTTGAATATCAATTGAACGAGACCAATCTGATGATATAGAAAATTTAGTTTTTGTTTCATTAACTCTGACTTGTTCTGGACCAACTCTTTTATAAGATACTTCTTTACCAGTTGGGTCCACAATAACTGCAACTCTACCGTGAAGAATAATATCTTTGGTTAATTGTCTAATAAGTTTCTTAAAGTTATTTTTGGTTATAAATGTATATTCTTTTACTTTTTGAATACCAGTTGTATCTAATGAATTTATTTCAAAACCACCACCAATAACAGCATTAGCTTTAAAATTAATAATACCATTATTCAATGGTGATTGGTGATACATTTGATTGATTATTTGTGGGTAAAGATTATCATTACCAAAACGAATATAAGGTTCTGAACTGCTATAAGCACGTACATATGGTAAAGATAGATTACCACCAGCAATTTTTCCAAAAGGAGTTGAAAAAGTTGAAAATAAAGGTGAATCTGTAGAAGATACTGTTATTTCTTTTTGTTTATTTTTATTTAGTGTAAACCAAGCCATTAGATATAGATATTTGTTGTTCCTGTTGTTATTAAGTTGGGTGAAGCTACAATCATTCTACCTACTTCAATTATTCTACCAGTTGTTGCTGATATAGATAAAGTTGAAGCTGATGATTCATATACTGTATATTCATATTGACCACTTAAAAGTGATAATGAACCTGTACCACCAGAAGTACTACCAGATGTAGTTTCATTTAATTCGAATTGATTATATCTATTTGGATAATTAGATAAATCTGGAGTACTAAAATAGATTGGAGTTGACCCTAAAATAAATTCATTTTTGAATTCGAATAAATAGTTTGGATTTTGTATTCTTGAGTTTTCGGTCAAGGTTAATACAAAATTATTTATTTCATTCTTTTTTATATAAATCATATTTTTTATTTATTATTGTTTATTTTCATTTTTTATTATAATAAAAAAACCCTATATATTCTATAGGGTTTTTAATAATTACCAGATTGAAATTATGATATAAGTCCTGGTACGATAGCAGAGTCTACTGCATATGGTCTAGTGTCCATATCAGCTTTAAATGTTACAGTATATTTTGAACCATCAGCTTTACTAGTACCAGTTTCCTCAGCACCACCATCAAGTTGTGCATGGTCAATATACCAATAGATACCGTTAGCATCTAAAAAGATTATATCTAAGTATCTTTGACCTTCACCTAAGATATATAAAGCTCTAGATTTAGCAGCTTCACGTCTATGGAAAACAAGAGTTACTTTAGCTTCAAAGTAAGTTGACCCATTGATAAGGTCGATTTTAGGTTCAACTGCTACAGAACCAACATTTCTGTTAAACTCAAATGTTGTGAAATCAGTAGTAGCTGAAATACCAGTAATAGTATGAGCAGAAGTGCTAACTGTAGTACCAGTTACGTTATCTGTTTCATTAATATACACTGAATATATACCACCTTGATTATTTGAACAAGATTTAAGGATTGATGTTAATGAATTACAAGCCATTTTTTATTTATGTTTTAAATTTTAAGTTATTTTTTATTATAAAAAAAAGGATGATGACTTATCACCATCCTTTTCTTAATTTATTTTGTTAATACTTATGAAAAGTAAACTATTTCGTTACCATTAACAATTTCGAAACCAACTTTTAAGTTAGCTCTAGTTCTTAATTTTGGTTCAGCAACTGAATCCTCTAAGTTGATAGCTTTTAATGCTTTACCATCACCTTCACCATCAAATGCATAGATAAGGTTATCTTTCAAAGTTAATACCATTTTATTAGAACTCATACCTTGAGCTACTACGATTTTAATATCTAAGTAAGTTAAGTCAAGATTTTTAGTTACATAAGCTTGTGTGTTACCAGCAGCAACAGCTTGTCTGTAAGCAGCAGCAATATTTGGAGATACATAAAGACGTAAGTCAGAAGTTCTGTTGATTAATTGTGGTGCAGAAGTAGCCATTTTAGAATATACAGCAGCAATGTTATCTAATACATTAGATACAGTAGTTGCAGTAGCAGTTACATCTAATACAGCAGCATCAGCAGCTAATAATTTTTCGTAACCATCAACTAATTTCAAGTAAGCAGTAGCACCTGTGAAAGAAGCAGTAGCAGTATTACCTTGCCATCTTTGTCCTTCGATTTCAGCTGAAATTTCTTTAGCCATTTCATCCCAATAGAATGACATAAATGGTTGTACTTCAAATGATGCACTAGAACCTTTAGCCATAGCTAATGATAAGTAAGAAGCTTCAATATCAAATCTACAGATTTCAGCAAGAGCAGAAACAGCAGTTACATCAATAGTGATAGCAGATAAGGTTTGGTCACCAGCAACGAAATCACAAGATGAATCTTTAAGCAAAGAGCTGAAAGAAGTTGTAGCAATTTTAGTTTTAGATTTAATACCAGGAAGAGTTCTGTAGTTATCAGCAACTTCTTCAGTGATATAAGCTTTACTGTAAAATTCTACTGGATTTGGGTTCAATAATGCAGAAGCATCAATGTTTAAGTCAAATTTTAAATTTCTCATTTTTTATTTTTTTGTTTAATTTTATTATTTTTATTTATTATTGTCTGAACATTATTTTTTTATAATTGTCCAGTTGAAAAACGTGCAAAAGCAGCAAATCTTTCGTTAACACTCATTTGAGTTTCTATTTGTTTTTCTTCCATGGCATCTTCTGAATCATCTTCAGCTTGCATTGCAGCTAACATTTTATATACTTCTTCAAATTTAGCATCAACTTCTTCTTTTGAATAAGTTTCAATAGGTGCAACCTCTACAGGTACTTCTACAGGTACTATATCTTCAACAGCCATTTCAACTTCTGTTTCAACTTGAGCATCTTCAACAACTTCTTCTAATTTTGTTTCAGTTGTTCCAGATACTTCTGGTTCTGCTTCAGCTTCTGGTGTTACTTCAAGACCCATTTCTACTTCTTTTGTAGAACATGTACCATCTTCAGCTACCATAAATACATTACCATCAGCATCAGTATATTCACCAGCTGGTAACATTGATTTAATTTCATTCATTTTTTCTTCGTTTTTATTTTTATTATTATTTATTTCTGATAAAGCAAGTCCTAAAAATCCTTCAATTGAATATCCTGTTTGGCCATTTTTAACCAACTCATTATAATATTCTTTATCTGTAATTTGTGATGTAACCATAAGAGTTCCTTTTGGAACCTCAATACCAAAAGTTGTAAATGCTTTATCTAATTTAGGATTATCAACTATCCAACTTTCTAATATATAAGCTGGTACAACTTCTTCTGAATTATGTTCTAAATTAAAAATTTTAGTTGATGAATAATTCATCATAAATTTAGAATATATTTTATCAATTTCTTCTTCAGTAAATGTTACAGTATATTCACCATCTTCATCATTACGATATATTTCCATTGGAATCATTGCTGGTGCACATATTCTATATTTTAAATCATCGTTGAAATATTGAACTTTAGTTTGTGAATTAAAAGCCATTCCTTTAACCATAATAGCTGGCCTTTTGGTAAAAGCAATCATTGCTAGACCCAAATCTTCACCTTCAGAATATTGTTCGTCAATGGATATTTTTAAACGTGGAATATTTTTGTTCATTTTTTTTATTTATTATTGTTTTATTTAATAAATTTTATACTTATACTACAATAATAAATAAAATAGAAATTATGATAAAATTAAACTATAACGAAAAAACTTATAACGTTAAAAATTCTGTTGATGAATTCTTAATCAACGAATTCGAAGATATCTGTGGTATCTTAAACAATAAAGAAAAAAACTATCTACAAAAATGGTCTGAAATATTTATCTATTTAGGTGTTCCAGAAGATGTGGTTGATGATTTTGATTCATTTGCTTTCATTGAGATAATCAAACAATTTAACATTCACGATTTAACCCAACACACCAATTTTGTTAAAGAAATTGAGCTTGATGGTAACACCTATGTTTGTTTTGATGAGAA